TGCTGCAAGTATTCCCGGTTCTTTGCGTACCACGCTTTTATAGCTTCCCAAACTTTTTTAAACCAGGCTTGTGCTTTTGCGGAGGCATTTTTAAAGTTACCAAACTGCTCGGTAAAGTTATCTTTATTGATTCCATGCCGGCGGGCTTCTAATCTTAATTTACCAGGAAGATCATTAAATGTAAATTTTCCTACACTGACAAGACCGTCGTACAGCAGTCTCATGCTTTGCGGCGTAAAGCCCATATTAACCGCATCGTCTAATATTAATTTATCGAGATTGATTGATCCTGCGTATATGGGGGGGGTTGCCAGTTCTTGAACGGACTGCTTCGGCTTTTAATTCTGCTGCGGAGAGATCCGCAGTCTTTCCACTTTTTAAATCTTTATATAGTCTCTTTATATGGTAGGTGGGTGGGGGCGGTTGTTCCGCTCTTTTTATAATTGGTTCAGATTTTTTATTCCATACAGCAGTATCTTTATCGAAATTAGATGCTATTTTTTCAATTTCGGTCTGCGCCCTGTTGAGATAATCAATGTCGGCTCTGTACTTAATCCTTCCCGCCGTTGCTCTTCCAATGTCATGCTTGGAAAATCCTTCGAGAATTTCTTTGATCGGTTTTTGTCCTTGTATAGCTGATCTAGATTGGCTTGGACTTGCCTTAGTGTTTTTCCTGAGGGCAGCTTTGTGTCTTTCTGCGATGCCATTTTTTAATCTCCTTATTAACTGGTTATAATCAGGGTGCTCAAAATAGTTAGCATCATATGTATTATCCAAGTACTTTATGTTAACTTTGTCACCTAAAACCTCTTTTATCACATCATTTAACATCACCTTATCAGGTGCTTCAGTTGTGAAATCAGCATTAAAATGCGGGTTCACATCTATAACAACACCATTAGGGACATGATGAACATTGAAACTAAAATCAAGACCAGAAATTCTATTTAACTCATTTTCAATATCTTCAACTATCTCTGAATGTAATTTTTTATACTGTTTTATGAAAACAGTGTGAGTGTCTGGATCTGTTTGTGGATCTACAGGCTTAAATTTACTTGCTGCCATAGCATCCTGTTTGAATGGTTTACCAATGAATCCCAATACCATATTAATCTGATCATCGGTTAGCGGTACATACTTATCCCCAAATTTCTGTACCATTGGTATACGAATATTAGGACTCGCAATACCATTATAGGTTCCAAATACACCATGACCAAAATCGATCCTTGTAATTATTGCTCGTTTACCAGTCATTGCGGTAACAATCATATCAATAAGATTTGGACTTCCTGACATCTCACTTCTTTTTCTGCCAAGTTCTTTAAAGGCACGAATTTGTATTGATCTGTAATGATGACGAACATTGTCAAGTTGTTTCTTTATTCGTGGATCTGTTGTCTTATCGTAAATATCCCTGACCCTGGTCAATAATTTCGCAGCTTGTTTTCCCACTGGGGTTTGAGTGGTGCCCACTTCAACCGTTGCTATCTTACTTTCTCTTAATTGCTTTGTGGTTGGTGTCAAAACATCAATGACCTTGGGCTTATTGAGCAATTCTTTTGTAACAATCATTTGACCAGCTTCATTCACTGGAACATCTACATCAGCATTTTTCAGTCTATTCAATACTGCATCCATTGCCTCTTCTAAATCATTTGCTTCAGTGGATACGCCTTTATTTATTCTTTCCTGAACCCAGGCAACTGCCTGAATCTGCCAGCTCTCATATTTGTTTTGTCCCTTCTCCAGTTGTGAATTGATCTTATCCCGCAGCTCTATGTGGAATTTTGACAGTACTTCATACAGTCTAGGGTCAGCAGCAAGCTCATTGGGGTCTATATTAAAATAAGATGCGACCTGCCTGTCGTTAGTAGATAGCGGAGGCTCTTCAACAAAACCACTCAAATAACTGAAAGTCTGCTCGAAATTTCCTGTCTTTAAGCCAGCCAAATGTCTGAATAAGGCATCTGATACTGACTGTGGTGTCGGTAAACCTGTCTCAATTGGTATGCCTTGCTCATTTTCTGCCAATATACTTAGAGTTCTTCTCATTTGAAGTTCAGGAGTAGCCTGTACGCTGGCTGCGCTGCTTACAGAAAATATTGTCTGGATCTCTTCTGGTGTGTTGTCCACAAAACGATCATTGAATGTTTCAGCGGAGTTCTCGTACCAGTACCTGCTTCTGTCTGGTAAACTTAATGCATCATTGAAGAAAGCAGCACCATGCGGCTCCATGCCTGTTGGCAATTCTGCCTTTGGTATATTAGTGGATTTAAGAACCTTCTGCCAAACATCCTGAATATCTTTATCTGTAAGCGTGACTTTAGCCTCAGTCTTACTTAGATCTAAATCACTGAATCTCTCACCGCTGATATGCTTATATGGCTTGCCCTTGGGCTTCTTCTGGGCAACTCTCTTATTCGCAGGTATAATTTCTTTTAATTCTTTGTGTGTCCTTGCTTTCTTTTCGAGGATCAACTCATACTTGGGGTTCTTCGGCGTTAATGCTATATCATATTTGATCTTCTTTGGTTTGGGCTTTTTCTTTTTCAGAGCTGCCGCCACCTCTTTAGGCGTTGGGATCGGCTCTTCAACAGCTTTCTCTAAAAAGGACTTTAATTTACTCGGGACTTTGCCTTCTCTAACGTAACGAGCAAACTTCTTGGCACTCTTTTGGAGAGCTTGGGCGTACTGTCGGAACTTGGTAAAGATTCGCTGAATAGCAGCACCGACCTTCCCGACTGGTTCCGCACCAATCGCATTGTCCTTCGCCTTATCACTGAACCATTCCAGATTACTTTGTGTTGGGTCGTCTTTTTCTCTCGTTCTATCATGGTATTTTCTCCTTTCTTCAGTTATTGTTTTATCCCAGTCAGGGCTTATTTGTTCTTGTGTCCAATACCATGTTTCTGCACGCTCTTCAATCACCGTACCCATATCTGCGCCTTTATGGATCTTTATTATATCTACCAGCGTACCATCCTTTACTTTCTGATAATTTTGTCCTGCTATTTGTACATCTTCTGGTTTAAGTCCAGCTAATTCCCGACCAGCAGCCTGTATCTGTAACATGGCATTCTCTGGAGTTTCTGGGTGTAACGGATCTTCTATATTATCTTTAAGAGTCCTTAATTCAGAAAGACGTTCCTCATATACTACCTCTGGATCAACCGCTTGAAACAAATCCTTCAATTCTATAATTGCATCTGTCTCTGTGGGTTTCTTCACATCAAGTGTTCCTTCAGGTGCTTCTTCTTTTGTGTCCGCCAGATACCCCTCCTTGTCATCCAGCATATCTAACAACTTTCCGGAACTTCTACAGGAGGCTCAGGTGGTTTTGCAAATCTCCTGTCCAGTCGAATTAAATCTTCAAACACATCTACGGTTGGAAGTTTTTCGTTTAATATTTCAAGTCCAACCGCCCAGCCCACTTCACTTGCATAGTTTTTTCCTATGACCATGAATCTCCAATTAGCAAGCATATTCTTGTTTTCATATAAATATACATCTGCCTCTTTGCCGTCTATTGCTTTTGTTTTTCCTATATACACTACATCTTTACTTCCAATAGCTTCAATAATTGTGGGTTCACCTGGTGGTCGTTCTTTAACAATGTTTTTTAACATCTCCACTGGGACTTCCACAATATCCGGTTTAACCTCGCCTTCTATCTGTGACGGCTTCTGTACTGCAATCGGTGGCTCATATTTAACCGTCCTGCCTTCTAATTTTTCTTTTACTGGTAATTCGGAGATTTCCAACCCTTCTGTGACCGGTCTGCCAAGAACCCTGTTCATAACGGCTTTAATTTTATTGCTTAATGTTACAGGTATCCGTCCTTCGCCTCTAAACACTTCGTTAAAGAGAAAAGACTTATTACCGTTTTTGGTTATACCCTGTATAAACTCAATATCTGACAGTGTAGCTTCCTCCGGCGCATTAAATACTTTCCTTAATGCCACTATCTCGCTTTTAGTCAGTTGCAACTCGGTTATTTTGTTTAGCCCAAGACCATCAGAAATCTCACTAAAGAACTGTTTATGTGTTTTTCCTTTTTGACCTTTGCCAAAAAATGCCCCCATAAGAGTACCGGCGACTATATTTGCCATGTCTCTTTCTACCGCAGGCTTTTTCAATTCTTCTTGTAGCGACATACCGCCAAACACGGTAGCGGCTGTTGTTTTGGCAATGTATTGAGGTGCATATTTCAGCCCGCTAAGTATATTATGCAGTACAATTCCCTTGCCTACCCCTTTGGCTATACCGAGTGCTATACTATGCTCATCCGGCTTTTCAGTCGTTTTATATTTATCAATAGTTTGCATAAGTAAAGGAGACCCATGAAATGATTGGTATTGATCTCCTCGATTGATAGCCTCTATTGCAGGCTTTATTCCTTCCGGCTTAATATATTCGTTTTCATTAAGATATCTAAACTGTGTTTCTCCGCCCCGCAAAGATGCCATTAATTCACTATATTGTTCATTTTCTGCAATAGCCTCACTCCCGCCATGCGCACCCATAAAGATGGGTAATCCCCATTTCCTCAACGCTATTATTTGCGGAAGATCAACTATTAACTGACCGCTACCAGTGTATAACGCATCTGCCAGAGAGTTCATAAACCCTTCTTTTGGATCAATACCTTTACTGTCATAATATTCAGCATTATCGTTATACAGTTTTGCTAAATCTTCAAAGAGTCCGCCCCTGCCTTCTAATCCTGTTTTGTCCTCTAAATATCTGGCGTAGTTATCTAACATAGTGAAAAACCGAGATGTACCGCCCTGTACTCCAGACATCATGGAATAATATGGTTGTGCAAACGCTTCGTTAAAAAACTGCTTTACATTTTCGCCTTCTGGATATTCCGGGAGATGCCCCGGTCTTGTTGCTTCGGCAAACCCCTGCCCTGTGAAATCACGCCCAGGTGGGATATCTCCCGCCTGTTCAAACGGTGTGGGTTGTCTGTATTGCGCTCTATGTCTGTCTAATACGAACTTTTGAACTTCCGGCGATTCATTTTTAACCTTGCTTTCCACCTGCCTTAACTCGGTCAATGTTTTTTCAGGATCAGAACTTTCTAATATGACCGAATCGCGCTCAGCCCGCATCTGGTTTGCTTCTGTTATGGCTCTGACCGTATCCATTACCGGATCATCGACAGCCGTTAGTGAATCTTGCGGCACATCGCTTGCCGGGATGTAATATTGTTCCCCGGTGTCTTTCTCTGCTAAATAATGAGGGATACCGGAAACGTCAATTTCCTCTCCGGTATCGACCATAATTTCTTCCCTGCCGTCAGACATTCGGACAATATGACCCTCTGTATAGACTTCTGGCTGTTGCGGAGGCTCATATTCGCCGTTTAAGGAGGGTTTCTCAAAATTAGCTATATCATCTACCCACCCAAACAGATCGTATGAAGGCGACACTGTCTCTGGGGGTACAGCCTGCTTTTTAGGCTTTATCTGCGGTATTGTAAATGGTTCAGGCATTACTTGCCAGGATTGTTTAAATCATTTTGAATGTATTCACCAACATATTTTACTATTTTGCTTTGATATAATGCTTCTTTTTCATCTGGATTGCGATTTGAATCCTCTTTAATATGCGATATGTCTATCTTTTCACCGCCTGGCAATATATATATTCCAAGTTGCCTTTTCAATTCGCCCTCAACATCAGTTTTTAATTTGAGTTCCCATCTGTTCGTATTATTATTGTAGGTCTTTTTAACCTCAATGTATCTATTGTTTTTATATTTATTAGTTAGTTCTTGATATTTAGCCTCTAATTTTTTGCCAATTTTTTTGGATTCTGGAGGAGGATTTGCGACTTTCATAGCAAGCGTCTCTTTTGCATATTCCTGTTCCCTCTTTTTAACCGGGACAGGGGACGGCTCATCTATCTTAATTGGCTGCATAACTGACTGTGGTATTATTTTTACATCTTCTAAATCTTCGTCTTCTGATTCAACGTGTGGTGTGTTCGGTCTGTCCGGCTCATCTAACCGTATATACCCCGCCGGGTCTAACCCCTCCTTTTCCATGCTTTGACTCATAAACACTTTTGCGGCGTGCTGTATTTCCGCTGCGCTCCGCACACCTGTCTCTTGAAGAAATTTTACGTATGCTTTTGCATCCTTATTAATTTTTTCAAGTATTTCTTCCAAAGGAACTGGATATTTTTCTTTAAACTGCTTTTCCGCTTTTGCTTTTAATTCTTCATTCGTTTTTACAATCATCCGGTTTTTAAATTTATAATCACTTGCTTGATCTGCGGAGACTGAATCAGGATTAAACTGGTATGTCCCTTTGGCGTTTATATATGCTTGAATATAGTCTTTTTCGGTCTTTTTATTCTTATTTACCTTTGCGATTGCAGGTGTTGCATTTGGGTCGTATTTAGATACGGCAAGCGAATCTCTAACGGCAATAGCTGTCCCCGCATAATCACCGGTAAATGGACTGTCTGCAAGAAATGCTTGTGAATAATGCCTGGCGATGGCACGATCATTGTCCGACATTTTGCGAGGTTCAATCTTTTTGTCTAAATAATCTCGAATATTACCCATTTCTATATCCCCGCTTTTGCCATAGCCTCAAAAATCGCAGCCCCATCTTTTGCACCAAATTGTCTAATTAACTCTTGGAGTAATTTTGCCGGGTCGCCTTTATCTCCTTGTGTCATATAATCGTCAATTATCTTATTCCCAGCCTCTTTGAGCAATTTTGGTGAAATGTCTATAAAAGACTTCTTGCCACTTGGCAGTGTTATTTCTTTTGGATCGTACCCGGATTTAGAGGCACTTGAATAAGAAGCATCCAAAGCCTTTTTATCCGCAGCTTTTTTTCCGTAATACTGCGCTCCAAAGTCAAGGGCTACTCCGCCCAAATCTGCAACTGCTCCCCGGCGTTCTGCTTTATCTCTGTCAATACCCTGAGCGTAGGAAATGATGGCTCTCTGCTTTGTTTCTTCATTGACTGCCTGTAAATCACCTTCTGTATGCGCCATGACTCTTGCTTTTGCAATCCCCGGCTGGGCTAATGTTTTAACGGATGCAACCGAGTTATACATATTATTCCTAATGAGCCTGCCTTGTGTTTTTTGTATTGAAGGTGCGGCTGTGATATCGAACTGCCTGCCTGTTTTTGTAAGTATATTGGATCGTGTTGCCTGGCTATATATACCTTGCTCCTTTATTCTATGCAGCTGTGATCCGTACCGTGTCTGCCCGAATTTCGGGTTTAACAACCTGGACACGCTTCCGATTGCTTTTTTACCGCCTTGATATAAAAGATATGCTGTATATGGATCCATGATTCTACTCCGTTTCTAATTGTAGTCTTTCAAATTCTAAAGTGTTTGTTGATGCGGCTGATTCTATTTCTAACTGGACGGAATTTGCATACCGTTTCAGAGGTATTTTCCTAATCTGCCGACCTGTCCCGGTTAGCGTATGTGTTGTAGATGGGGTTGTTTCGCCATTGACGTAGACATTTACCGTTATGGTATCCTGTCCATCGTATTGAAATGCCGCATGGCGTATTTTAGTTTTTCTATCCATTCCTACCGGGAATCTCATTGTTTTAAAGCTGGCTGTGGAACTTTCTGTATTATTGAATGTGTGTATTTTTTTTGCTGTTTCGTCATAATAATTCAGGTAATTATCTTCATTATGGAAATACATATCTACCGCCCCGGCTGTATCCAACTGCCTCCAGGCTTGATCATGGACATTATACGCCCAGACTTCCTGTGATGAACTTCTGACCCATTTATAAACCACTTCGTTTAAATTCTGATCATACGCTCCCTTAATAATCGTTTTATCGTCTATGCCGTCGAAGATATCCCTGATCGGCTCAGTAATGCGGTTCAGCTTGGATGGCGTTGCATCCGCAGCAGCGGCAAAATTTGGGTCTAATCGATAAATACCATCCCGGAATACAAAATATACCGAATCAATCGCTTCTACAACGCCTTGCGGAGCAATATTACCGATATTATGCTTACTTTCCCTCCGTCTCCATGTTGCGGGATCGGTCGGGTCTACCACATCCAGGGTAAAGATAGCTTGAGGCTTAAACAGCAGCAGCCTGCCGAACAGTTCAGCCATGCCTGTCCCTTCTCCGCCTTCTTTATCCGGGAATCCAATCACATTGCTGACAGATCGAACATCAAACTGCTCTAATTCAGAATAAGACAGCCAATCCCGGTGTTCTTCGTTTTCATCGCCGATATCCAGGCGTAAATTGAATAAAAACATCCGCCCTTTAAACACTTTACCGAATTTCCCGGACGTATTAATGCTGTCCTCACCCTCGTTATAGTGATATGCGCCTGCCGGGAGTCCGTTATCATTGATTGTAACATTATATACACCGCCGCCTAAATCTTCAAATGAGGCACTCCCTCTAAAAACACCTTCTAAAGTGATCTTATCAGCCATAATCTTATTTTTCATATTTACAAAACCAAATCCAAGTTTAGTATCATAATTGCTTACAGCATTGACAATATTCACTTCTTCTTGCGTTTCATCTGTTGAGAGGACTCCGTAGAAAGTTCTGTTGTTTGCCAAAGAGATGTCTACTGATCCGCTCGTTACCCAATCGTCTGTATCTAAAGGCTCTAAAATCCCTGTATATCCTGCCCCGAACGCACCGGTTGTATCGGTTTCTATTATAGTTGACCCGGAAACGTTATGATCAAACGCCCAGCCTGCATTAAATATATTCGCTCCTGAAGTCCCTAAAATATTTATGTATGAGATACCGCTATAAATATAAATATAATCACTGGTAGAATAGGATGTGTATGTTGTTGATCCTTCATAACCCCTTACCACTGTCAGAGTATTTGAAACAATATAGGTAATTTCCATTATCTCGTCATAAGAGCCGTCTTTGGTGTTATAATAATAACCATTAACGTAAGCCTCGTTTACCATAACAGACCCTGTGACATGGATAAGCTGCCCTGTGCTGAATTTAGTCCCATCTGACACATCTATTGAGGTTGATGAGCTGGGATTGGACGATAGAGTCGCCCCGGAGTCATACCAGACAGGCTTAATGATTGGATGAGCATTAGCCTCGTCGTATTCTATCCTTTTACGTGCGCCATGATATGCTCCTGTAATTTTTATTTTTGCTAAATTACCAGCAATTAATCCACTTTTTATTAACGCATTATTTTTATCTACAATCCAAAATTTGTCGTCCTTTAGTGCATGAATATTCCCATTCAAAGGTGTTAAGTCTGTATAGCTATCCAATAGATTAACTGTCTGAATTAAGGAAAAACTTCCGAATGTTTGCGTAGACAGCATAGACGATCTGTATACATTAATACCGGTAATCCTCTTGTTAATATTGTTTGTATTAATCTTAATCGTCAAATCAACAATGGATTTTTTTATGTTTGCTGATATATTCAGTTTATGCACATCATCATCATCAATTAGCGACTCCTGGATTCCGTCATAGATAGCTGTTACAGCATATTTGACACCTTCCTCTGCTCTCACTTCATTCTCTGTGAGGGATATATCGTGTCCGTTAATTTTAAACGGATTTGTAATCGCATTAATAAGACCATAAAAGTCGTCAGCATAGGTGACATTCCCGCCCAGCAATTCGCGGTCTATATGCCCGACCCATAATTCGTCACCGTCAGATATTACACCAGGAAGAAACCGGATAGAATCGCCCATCGGAACAATCGGATTACGGTTATTTTCCTGTTTAAAATCTCCTGATATGTCAAAGAAACCCAACAAATCCCGCCAGTTGTACTTTAGCGATCCGTTTCCGCTCCATGTTCCGGTAGCCCAGCCCACGTCGCTATGGCGGAATACAGTTGTTTCCTCTGCCGTGACTCCTGTCCCCTGTACAAACGCACCGTATAAAACCATGTGTGCTTTAGCATAGGTCATACTAAAGACTGTTGATACATCTCCAAACGACACTATAGATTTTCCCTTTAAATCCGCCCCGGCATCACATTCGGTTACTTGTGCGTGTGTTCCGCTTTCGGCTATTATATATACAGTGCCTCCATGCTGCGTGCCATCGTTATATGTATCGTATGAGATATAGAGATATTCATTTCCGCCTGGTGTGGCATGAGTCCCATACATTCTTATTACTTTGCCGTCAGTTTGCGAATCTGTCGGTATTGCGATATTTAATAATGTCAATTCAAAGCCGCCATCATCTTTTATCGTATATACTTTATGGGTATTTGCTGAGGTATCTTCCAGACATACGATAGCCGTTTTATCGTCCTGGTGCTTATATCCGTCCATAGCAATAACATTTTCAGCACTATCAATAATACCGTCACTAATTAATGTCCAGGGATTTGTATTGCCAAGATGGGTAATTCTACAATAGTAAATATATACTGTGCCTGCCCAAGCCCACGAAATGAAGAAATTTTCCTTACCGGGAGAATCAAGACCCATACACAGATACAGTGCTTTATCAGAGGACGGCAGACCAGATGTATAGTTAGTGGGTGTATCGCTGGTGTCGAGACGGTATAAATGCCCGGCAGTACCATCATTAAATAAAATCATCAAATAATTGCTTCCGCCCTGGGTATAATCCACCATCTGACACGCTGATAATTGCTGTGCGAGTTGTATAGGGTTTGTATCCGCCCAGGTTACAACCGATGCGCTCCATGTCGGCGTTACCTTCACTATGCTTGTATAATTTGTTGGGTCTTTATAATGCTCAACCGCTACATAAAAAGAATTATTAAAGGCTCTTATTTGGTGGATATTAATATTAATGCCTGAGCTTATGATTCCGCTCCATTCCGATGTTGCCAGGGCTGTAAAATTCGTACCATCTGTAGAATAGTACAGCCTATAAAAGCCTTCTGTAAATTTTGCTATTGCAGCAAGGGTTACGACGGCTGATCCGCCATTCACTTCCACGATGGCTATATGCCCTACTTTAGTCATCTGGTCTGATCCAACCGTTATAGTGTTAAATTGCAAATGACGAGACAACTTCCCGCCCATTGATGGCTTTGCTGATATGATTTCCACATCTAACTCACCGCGATCGTCCATCCACGTCCCGCCAAACCCGGAAGGTGAATTTATATAGACTGTATCGGCATCTGACTGACTTCCTGCCTGATCAAAAATCTCACAGCCGGTGATAGCTGCACCATCGTTATTTTTCACATCCTGGATCATTACATAATCATCTTCATCAATTTTATGGGCTGCGGAGGTAGAGAAGAACAGCGTATTATCGGTAAAGACCAAGCAGTTGGATACAGCGGGGACATCATAGTCCCACCATAGAATCCGTGTATTCTTACTGGTGTCGTCGGTTGCTACAACGATATACCGGTGCTGATGGGCTTCTGTGGTTGATAAATAGACAGAATTAAACACAAACACATTGCGAACCGTATACGTTTCACCGAGTTTTGCAGACATAACATCAATCACCGGTGCAGGGATATCTGTAAACTCCCCTGCCCCGAATGTTTTAACCAGCTTACCGTTTACCGGGCGTAAATTTTTTAAGGCTGTTAAAACTTCCGGACGTAAATCTTCCTGATCGGCATTGGTGATCACACCTTCAAAACTTCGTATATCTATACGTTTCGCCATAATTTAGATATGATGAGAATTATAAAAAGGATCATTCACCTGATCCGGTATATTCAGAGCCGGGATAGACGTGTTATGCTGATTAATTATTGCCATTGCCCTGGATAAGGCTTCTTGCGACTTGTCAAAATCTCTATTTGTCATCCATAACTCGTACTCAGCCAGTTCAACCCAGGCATCGTGGAATATTCGTTCTAATGGACATTCGACATCTACCGTGCCTGTCCCTAATCCTGTATTGGTTGCTACAAACTCCACTCCAACCGTATTAGCACTCGCTCCGTGTGCTGTAAAATCTGTAGTCCCGACGACCACGATGCTATAGCGTTGTCCAACAATAAGGTTATTAAGCACATCTATGGTCGATCCAAACTCTGCTGGCTGACGGATATAGTACACATTTACATCATGTAGCCCCGGGTGGCAATACACCCGGTTTTTTAAGAAATAAAATTTTATAGACGGATAGGCAGACGAAACACGATCGCTGATGATTGCCCGGACTGCATCCATCGCCATCATCATTGTTTCAAAGGATGTTTTTGTATAAAAATCTCCGGTAGTAGCATCTCGGATACCAAATATGCCGGTCAATCCGCCAAAAGGTGTGCTGCCTAAATCACTGGCAGTAAAATAATCGTTATAATCATCTGGAAGTTCTGAATCTTCCGTTAAAGCGATCGCTGTGGTGCTTGACTGTAATTCTTGCAACAAGTGCGGATTTAAGTATTGAATCAGTTTGTCCTGACCCCGGTTGAGCATTAGATATTTAAGGGTATCGTCAAACAAATCGCCAGTGGGGTCTTCCAGGCGGTGTCCAAGTATGGTTAAGGCTTCGGCTGTGGTCATAATATTCTCCTTGTGAAGTGGGGATGGATAGTTATCCACCCCCTGATAGCTTCACATTCTATTTACGGTTTAGACGTAACTGCTGTCAGAATACACATTTTCAATAACACAATGTGCGTTTCTGTTAGATGTAACCAGGTTTCCGTAGGTATGAACCTTCATGGAGTGCGTATTAGCCGTATCGCTCTCAATGAATTTCCCGGCGGTAAATTTCGCACCGGAATTGAAGAACATATACAGATAATCCGAATTAATGAAGTACATACTTGCCTTATTACCTGATAAAGGTAAATCTGCATCAGCAATCACAGCAACGCCCCGGAAGTCAAGTGCTTTGAACCCGGCTGCGCCCATTGTATCATGGAACTTATTACCCGCTTTTTTCTGATCGAGAATATCCTCCATCACGTCCCACAGGTATTGAGTTACCACAATCAAATCGGGTGTTTCGCCGGTCTGCTTCTTGGCATTGGCAACGCCCCGGGCTAACATCCTGGGAATATACGTTCCGGAGTCTGCATCATACAGATCACTCTCCGTTACGGCAGTCGCCGTTGTTTGCCGGATAGTTTCTGCATCTACCATCGATGTTTTCCACCACGTATTCAAGGTAGCTGTTGGTGTAATACCGCCTACTGCCGTGCTGTTGGTGTCGTTCAATAGAACCGTTAATGCGTTCCATGCGCTTGTGGTTGTCGTCCACATGGCATCAGCAAAAGCCTTTTCCAGGGTTTTTTGAAGGTTCTTCACTTTGGAGGACACAATGTTTTTCACCGCTTCCGGTGTATTCATTATGAGGAACTCCTCTTTGTTGATCTTCAAAGTTCCGGTCAGCATCTGCGGGGTATACAATGCCAGTGTGAATGGGTCTGATACCGTCGGGGTTAATGCTGCACCCGGCGATCCCCATACAACATTGTTAGTGCTGTCTGCATCCGTTACTTCCAGGGGCAGCCCAATTTCACGCCCGCTGAATGTTTTTGATTTTTTCTTTAAAATTGCTGTCAGAGGGTGACTCTTGACAAAGATATTGTCAGCAAGAATAGGCATATATTTCCTTGCGATCAACGATTCTAAAGAATCATAAGTTAAAGCCATAGCTTAAACTCCTTTCTTCTAATTAATCATCAACCAAACAGGTTGAATCCACTTATATCAACATCATCGTAGTTAGCCGTCCCTGCCTTTTTATCGGACGTATGGATAGCGGCTGCACCACGATCTTTGTTTGCCAGCTGCGGAGGTTTAGGTTTATTCTTCTCTGATTTTGCTTTTAAGGTGTCATAATCGAGTACCTTATAGGCTTCCTCTAAAGATATAAGCCTGCCGGTTTCTTCGTGAGTTTTTACTGCAAAATCAACAACATCGTTCACTTTATTATCTTTCAGCTTGAATTTGCTTTTCAGTTCGGACTTCGCTTTGTTTAAAGTTGCATCCGCCTGCATTATGTCTCTATCATGCTGTACTTCTTCCAGCTGAGACTTGTAAGGGTTTACTCCGGGATCAGCCTTTAATACGTTCTCGAAAAGGCTTTTCCCCTCCTCCCCTAACTCATCTTCTATGGAATCCATCAATAATTCAGTGAAATCCTTGTTATTATTGAACATCTTCACCATTTGAACCATCGGCTCTACACTCTTGCGCTGGTCTGCGATCTTTTGCGCCTTTTCCGTATTGGTTTTATTCCAGTCAGTCTTGTTTTTATGGGAATCAAAAGCATCATTGATTTCATCAACAGTATACTCCTGATCTCCAACCATGACCGTTGCTGGTGCGTCGTTATCGTCGTTATCGCTTTCGTCACCGGTATTTGCTTCTACCGGTTTGTTTTCAGTAGATGGCTCACTGGGTTGCTCTATACCCTCAAGGTCAGAGTCCGAGACTTCTACGCTTTCGTATGATACATTTTCTGCTGCTATCATGTGTGTCCTCATTTCAGTTGGTCAATCATGTGATTGACACTGGTTATTGACATTAAAAAAGCCCTGAACGCTCCTCTCGCTTTGAAAAGAGTGTCCAGGGCTTCGGTTTTTCCGATTTCCCCGGGTTTTAGGTCGGTTTAATCAAATCTGGGTCTAATTCAGGCTATTTTAATACTCTCCGATATCACGATATTATTAACATAGCCTAATTGGCAGTTTATTAGAATCTTACCGGTAAAATCATCCGGTATTGATCTAACTGTATGTAATTTTTTTAAGTAGATAATAATTCGTTGAATCACGCCTGGATGATCTCCTGTAGTTCTGGATACTGCTCCATCATTTCCCTTAACTGTTCTTCTTCCGGCGTTCCCGGCTGCGCAATCTCCACAAGCTGCTGAAACTGCTCTATCACTTCCGGCGGTATCTGTTCTCCGCCCTGCTGCTGCATCTGCGCTTCCTGCTGCCGCTTATAAAATCTTTCTATTAAATCCTGTTTATTCGGCTCATTTAGTGCCATAACAATATCCTCAACACCATAGACACCCAGTTCATAGAGTTTCAACGCTCTTTCCTCCGCAGCTAAACGTCCGGATGGCTGCCTGAAACCTGTTGCCACTGTTATGTCGAACTGACCTTCTGAAAAGGTTTTTCCGGTCTTTTCATCTACCGCCTGGGGATTAAATTCTTTAAACTCAAAGTCTCCGCCGGAATATCTTTCTCTTAACGACAATATCTGATCGTCATACGTCTGGATCAAATCAACCACATAATTCCCCACATCTTTAATCATCGTACTGATCTCTTTGGTAATCTTATACCGGATGCGTGTCTGGGCTGCTTCCTGCAATGCTGCAATCGCTGATGCAGCTGTAACGCCTGTGGGCTGTCTGCCCTGGGTAACGTCATGGACACCGGTAACAGCATCCATCATTACAGAGGTCTGTTGAATATAGTTTTGGACGTACCCCGGTATGGATGGCGGAGCGTCCCACGTTAAATCTTTTGGATCGTCTACCACTACCTTCCCCCCGGCATGAGGGTTAATCCCTAATGGGTTTTTTGCGACAAATCTCGGAGTCATTTTGCGTATGGGGTTTCCTGCTTCCCGAATATTATCTGCAATAGAACTCATAACCTCGTTTAACGTCTTGGTCTGTGTTCGCACTAAATCCGGCTCACCAATACCGTACCAGGTATGGGCTGACTTGTAGTTTCCCACCATAAAATAAGGAATCCGTGACAACTCTAATGGCTCATCGATCAGCAGCTGCTCTCGGGCAATCGCTGTAAACCGTCCGTTCGGATACGTCTCCCTGTCCGGGTCATAGCTAAAACACTCTATAACCAGTGCCATATCGTCCCCTTCCCTGGTCTCATCATCTACCGCCGTTTGAAAAGATCGGTAATCGTCTAAATTGCCTTCCGGTGTGACTTGCACGTCATACTGCTGCTCAATCTCGTTTACGTGCATGGGTGTTGCAAAGATGATATAATTGGCGTTTTCCATCGTTGTAGCGAAATAATGGGGGAATACCGTATATGGGTCAGGCACATTGACCGATATGCCGGTCAGACTGCCATTTTCGTCCAATTCAGGCAATACCTCCAGGTATCCGTTTGAATATATCAGCGAATCCTTAACGGTTAATAATATCTTGTCATATAAGCCTGACTGGTCTGCAAGCTGATCGAACCGTGATTGTACCATATCCGCAAACATAACGTCGTCCTGTTCCTTCGGCATAATATCCACCGTAGGTAAATGATCCGCAATGATCGGCATAGTTGTTTCCACAACGCTCAAGGGGAAATTATACACCAGCTTTGTCCTGGAATCCTTTTGCGTCTCCACCCAGTGCTGTCCGTAATACAGCTTTTCATTCTTTCGCCACCGCTCTGACTGTGATTCCCTGGCTTTCTTCGATTCTTCAAACCATTTCTTAACCCGGGAAATCTGATCGGCACTATCCGCTATGGCTTCCAGAGTGTGTTCGTCGTAATCCAATGTGGTTGATACATTTGATCTCATTAGACATTATCCCATGTTGAGTTATCCGGTTCACCGGCAAATATCTGATCTGTTACTATTGATTCTATAAATTTATCTTCCTTCGACTTATCTTTCTCCGGTGCTAATGCAGCATACAGGTGCATTGCCCCATACCTTGCACAATCACCAATGTCGTCCCCGCCCACCTTTAAAACATCTTCCGGCTTTTTCTCATTGTGGACTAATACGCTCAACCCATCAAACACATCCTCGCAGGTTTCAAATATATGTAGCCTGGGGCTTGGCTTCTCATCGCTCCACTCTAACAGTTCCCGCAAGGCTTGCCAGCCGTTAATACGGTTGTTATTGGCTTTTTCAATGTGTAATCCTACCGTCCTGATCACATCTGCCATCGTTTTATCCGTCGGTGCTTCCGAGTAGGGATTCTTCACCCATATTGCCGGATCGGATGCTGTCGTCTGTATCTGTTCATTCTTCGGGGTCATATCCAGTATGTTCTGCGCCATTTCGCTTACAACTGTCTCATTCTGGATGTACCGGCGGTATATATACGCATTGGAGGGTGAATTGTGATCCACAGCCCACCACAAGCAGACCGTGTTGTGACCGTATCCCCAGTCCAACGATCTGAACTTTGTCCATGATCTGGGAATTACAAACGGTTCGCACAGGTGAATGGACTTCCGCAGCTTCTTGAAATACTGTCCGGCAAAGATATCCCAATCACCATCCCGCCAGGCTTTTCTTAAATCATTGGGCAGCGACTCCAGGAATTTAACATACCCGGGATCGTTGTCCATCAAGGTTGGGTTATCTTCGATCCGGGCTGGAATAAATATTCTTGATCTGCCGGAGACCTTGTCGTAATGCGTTTTATCTTTGGCTACATCCACAAACCGCTGCTTAACCCACACATGACCCGCACCGCCAGGGTTTGTGGTCGATAATATCTGTGGCTTTAACTCCGGGACTGTTGATCTGCATGATGAGATCAGTTTCAAATAATCTTCTTCCCTGGGTATTTGAGTGAGTTCTTCAATGAGAATCTTCTGGTACTCATGCCCCTGGTACTTGGTGTAGGCATTTTCATCCTTCAAATGACCTGTTTTGATGAATCCACCCGCCGGCAGCTTAATGATCGGAGTTTTACCGGCAAATGTAGCCCCTAACGGATGATAAAAGGCTCTGGCTCTGGCGATCCAGTCAGACAGGTCATCTGCATTGCGCCGCACCACCAAGCCTTTGTACTTGGGATGTTTGTAATATTCCGGTGCTACCAGCCAGACTAATCCAGCATCTGTTTTGCCGCCGCCACGTGATCCGCCAAATAGACACTCGAACTCTCTGCGTTTAAGTATTTCCGTCTGTTTGCCCGCATGAGGTATCCACTGCTCAATAGATGAATCTTCTGCCACCTGGGGCTGAACATCATACATGACACTTACCACAACAATCGTTAGTAACCAATTCATGCCTCCCCCGGTGTTTCGTAGGCAACCGGTGTTCCCACAGGAACAAGTTCCGGCATCCTTATAATTAAGCCAGGAATGTCAATGCTTACCCTGTCCATGAAATCTCCATTGGATTTGCCGAGCAATTCCGATGCCCTCAAGCGATCTTTCATGTGCTTGCCATCATCTAACATGATCGTTGTCCAGAACACCTGCCGTTGCTCCCGGGTCGCAATGCGTTTTTCTGTCCGCACAGATTCGTGTTCCTGGATCGCTTCAATGATCAGCGGGTTTTTAAGCAGCTGAGTTGCCTGGGCTGATGCTGATTTCTTTGAGTATCCGGATTCAATAGCCGCTGCCGTGCCGTTCCCGGTGTAAAGTTCAGCGAACCTGATCTGTTTTGAAGTTAGCCGCATCCGTACATCCTAATATCTAATTTTCCCATGATTCATCCAACTTTTCAGACGGTATTTTAGGCGGGATTTCAAAAACGGATTGATTATTCGTTCCTCTGCGGTAGATGTGCGCTCCGGCTAACGATGCAATCACCACAACTAACGACTGGACGATGATGATGGTTACGGAATCCATGCTGGAATCTGTTAGCTAAAAATGTAAAAGTCAAATTGTTTTGGATTGTCGTAATTGTGCGGAATGGGTAGTAATCGCACGGAATAGATCCAATTTGCTCTGGGGTTTATGCCCCTATGGTTTCCGGGCTGCTGATCCTAATTTTTGTCTTTCTCGTCGGGTGATAGGTATGCAGCAAGGGTAGAAATAGCCTTTAAATTGCCGATAATACGACTTTCCCAGAGATTTATGACATCCTGGACGTTTTTGAGGATTTTTTGCAGCTTATAGTTAGCCGCTTCCGCCCGCTCCAGCGATTTTTCAGCCTCCGTAAGCCGATCCTGCAACTTCCGGTATTTTTTCATCGTGGTGATCAAGGCAGTATATCCGCCAGGGATTGCGTTGATTCTGACCGGGTGTCAGGCGTAAATACTTTGTGCGGCTTGCCGGGTGATTCTTTTGGTTTTACAGGAGTATAATCTACCTTGCAGCACGTTGATCCTTCGTAAAGCTGAAACTTCCCAGGCGGTAATTCCATCTTCCCGCATTTTGAGCAGTAAGCCTTGTAATAGCCTGTGACTGTTTTATCGTACTTCCTGGTGATAGGCTCTTTGCCTTTTTTAGGTTTTTCCGGGTCATAATCTCTGAACCCACCCCCGGCGAACGCCTTGATGCTGCTATGATGAAAATCCCCATTCTGTATGCGGATTAATCGAGTCCCAAGATACGGCTTCCAAAACTCAATGTCCTGACTGTAAGCAAACGCATAGTCCATGATTTGTTTTTTTTCTGTTGGTGTAGGACTTCCAGCTATGGCTTCCTGTGAATTAGGATTAACCCATTGTTTCCAAAAAGCAATCACAAATGGAACTTCTTTATTATGATTTTCAAAATTATACACCACCACATTTTTTTTCTTTTGTGTATTTTCTTTTTTAATTCCTTTAACTTCTCTTAGTCGTGAATTGGTCATTGATTCATACACTGATTCGTTCATTGAACTGTTCACTTTGTCGTCAATAGCTGATGGAATCTTGGATAGCTGTGGTCTGTTGATCGTTTGGAAGTCTTTCCATTTTGATAATTGGATATAACGCACATCTTCCACCAGATATTGTGAGATCATTTTTTCAGATTCTAATAAATTCAGATCGTCTAATATCTCATTTCCGGGTATATCATCGTACGGAAACACAACTGCTCTGATGTAGTTTGGATTTCCTTTTATTCTTCCTTCGTCATCTGCGTTTGATATTAATCCAATGAACAACAGTCGCTGCCTGTATATAAGTTTAGTATTATGCCCGGATGCCCACAGTCCAGGATCAATCATTCTTCTGCGTGCCATTTGCTGCCTCCTTATGAGTTATATAATGGGTTATATAATTTGATTATATAACTTTTATAATATGTTCTACTTTTGTCGTCGTGAAATGGGTTATATAATTTGATTATATAACTTTTATAATATGTTCTGCTCTTGTCGTCGTGGAATGGGTTATATAATGGATTATATAACTTGTATAATAGGTTTTGCTCTTGTCGTCGTATAATGTGTTGTATAATCATTTAATCACTGTCCTACTTACCTTACCTTTACCTTACCTTTACCTTACTTTGGTGTGTGGTGTTGCTGTTTCATAACATTTCTTTTTTTGATTATAAATATATCTCGGATTTCCCTGTAAATTATATTTAGGAGTGAGTCTTTTAATCCACCTGTTCTCTATCACTGATAGCATAAAATCATCATAGTTCGGATATTCTTTACTTTTCGCACGAGTAAAGCACTTTTTAATACCGGTATGTAATTTTCCGTATTTATGAGTATGTACCCTAAATATTATGTTATTACTTTTCCCTACATAAACCACCTCTTTGCCATCATATAAAAAATATATGCCACTTCTCGTTTCCAGTATTGGCACTGATTGAGTAGGTAATGAATCAAAAATTAATTTAACAGATATCATCTATCTCTATTTCAGTTCTTGGTACTACATCATAAAACTTTACAGCTGCAATGCTGTCGATCTGGGAGTCATCCTTGTAGAAGACACCATTAAGCGCATCTGATACAAATTTTATTAAATTATCCAAATCAGGTCTTCCGGTATGCCGGGTTGGGGCGTTATCCTTTAAGATACTGGAGTATTTGCCTGTTCTGAAGTGACTTTTAGGTCTGGTCATACAAAAGGTCGCCTTGATAGATATTGCAGCCGCTATGGGCGTTTTAGGCGCATGATTAATAACGTAAAGCAGAAAACTGCGCTTAGCTGCGGCGGAGGGATCGTACTGCCTGATTATTCCGCCCCTCACGGTAGACCGGTGACGCTTTAATGCCTGCGGCTGTCCCCTTACTTCAAATTTGATCATTTATTCCCATATTTTTTAAGATTATACCCTTACAAACAATTTGTACATACTTTAATTGTACACCCATATTTTGGAAACCCTGTTAAATAGTCAGATAATTGACGGTCTTCTGTCATTGGTTGCCATACCATATTACATTTTTTACAGAGATATGGTTCTAAATTTCGATAATAGTTATTCATATCGCCCCTGACCATTCTGCCGCCAGAATCTATTTTATAGCCACCATCTATATACTTGCATTTAGATTTCTTCATTATTTACTGCCATATTATTGCTTTCCACAATAAGACCCCCTTAATCAATAGCTTATTGTGCATTTCATTTTACTTCTCATTTAGAAACTCTTCGTTGTCAATATTTCTGCGTATCGCATCATAGATTCCATAGCCATCATAGAACTCATCTATATAATCAAGAGTCTTATTCCAGTCATGTTGGCTTGACCTGGATCGACCACCAAGATATTCCCACGGTGTTGTTAACAACTCTCTCGGATATATATGCTTATCCTTACAACAATAACAACCGCCACTGTACTTATCCTTACTTATATCCATCTTACAACGAGAACATTTTTTGGTTTTACATAACTTGTTATTAACGTCATTACCAATTCTCCATATTCTATGCTCCCAATGGTTTATAAATTTAACAGTAAATTTTAAATTCGTTTTGCGCTCTGCACACCACACATAAATTTTTGCTGTATCATGGGTTCTGTCTTTTATAAGAATAGAATCTCCAATGTCTAAAGATTTTAATGCGGCTATGCAATCTCGTTTATAATTAGGAAGATGTTTATCATAATCTTCTGGTATCGGTATATCTGTATCTATTTTTATCATCTCGATCTAATTTATCAAACTACTTACTTCTCATTTAGAAATTTTGCCGTACAAATAAATTCTCAACTCATCAAGGCAAACCATAAGAACCCCGGTGGCAAAGAATAAAAGGACGATTGCTATACCGCCCACAATTATAATGCCGAAAAAGTCTACAAGTGTATGGATCAGGCTTACCATATCTTAAATATCCGCACTTGCTCACCACGTGACTCATTTAAGACCCACGTATGACATTTAACACCGGACGTGCCAATACCCATCTTGTCCGTTTTTCGTAAATAGCCCTCTGCCGTTAAATTAGTGATTGCCCTGCGGATTCCTATTATTTTTATCTCCGGCAGGTGCATACGCTCTCTAATCTCATCCGGAGTAAAACACTGACCTGGACAAAACTTGAAATGAGAATACACCATATCCGTCTCCGTGCTGGCTCTCTTTTCAGCAGAAATAAGTTCTTTTTTTGTTAATAAATTAGTGTTGTGGTATATAGTCATTATATTAGAGAGGCAGCAGCAAAACCGATTGTTTGCCATGTTCTGATAACCCGCATATTGCTGCCGCCATCATCTACACCGTTTGTCTAAAACAGTTCTTCTTTTTCATAGGCTTCTACCGGTACTTCTTCGTACTCCGGTGGTATCCCATCATCAGCCTTATCCTGCTGCTTCTTGGATGCTTTTTCTAAAGCCGCTTTATGATCACTCAATTCAGCCTCGGCTGACTTTATTCCGTCATCCACCGGTTCTTCTGCCACTTCCTCTGCCACTTCCTCAAACTCCGGATCAGGAATCTCTACCGCATCCGGGTTTAATTCTCCATCAACGCCAAAGGACTGAATCTTAATGACACTCTCGTCCGTTGCAATGGTCTGCTGCTGCTCAACAGAGAGCGGAAGCCACTTTTGCAGGGTCTTAATCGCCGTTTTGACCCACATTTCTTCTTCCCAGGTGTTCCAGGGTGAAAACTCAGATCCTTTTGCCTGTGAGACGTTCTTACGCTTCATTACATCTTCCCGGGTAACAACATCAAATGCCTCCCCGCCATTAATGAACTTGGCAACTGCGTAGGCATGGGTAAGATTCCCCCGATGACCGATCGCCGGTATATGCTTCAGCTTTGGCTCAAGACCTAACTCAAACTCAAACGTGTCATTCTCAAAGACCGGATAACCGTAGATGCTCTTGATCTCATTGGATCGCCGGGCTAAATCAATGTAACCCTTATACCCAATTATGAATTGCACCTCCTTCTTCCCAGACTTCTTATTGTAAAAGGGAACGAAGTAACATTGACCCAGTGCTGCCACCGGCTGGAATCCCAATATGGATGCCTGCATGGTTGCGCCGATAATAGACTCAACGCTGCACTCGGCTATTGCCGGCGATCTCGATACCAGCGTAGTCGCCTGCTGGATCACACGATCCACCGTAAGATGCCTCGGAATTGCTTGGGCTATGGCTGATCTATATGTGCGTATAATATCTGTGATATCATTCGCTTTAAGACCCAGCATCGTCCCAGCCTTATCCGCTTTTTTAACAGCAGCAAGGGCTTTATCCCGGATGCTGCCATTTGTGGTTGTTATTGCTTTTGACATTTCTGCCTCCTTTTTATTCCTGTGGTGTTTTAACAAGAAATCTCCTTGAACCATTAAATGCTTTCAAGTATTTCTCATAGTATAATGGGTAATCTTTTTTGAACCCCTCGGTATCAAACTTCCGTGATGCGGCTGCCGATCTCCACGTAATAAGATCAAATCCGTCCAGCGTCAACCGCTCTGCATCCCGCATCGCCAGCTTAATCTCTTGCTCCAATTGCTTCTTCTGCTTATTGAATAAAGCCAGTGATTCCTTAACCTCTAACAGCCTTTTATACACATTTAAAGTCTCTTTGACCGCTATAACCTCTTTGCCTTCTTCGCTCTGGGGGTACAGCGTTAAAAGATCATTCGTGTTAATCGCTTCCGGCGCAATATTCTTCTCAATGTGATCCTTCCAAAATGACACCAGTTTTGGCAGCATATCATCAATGAAAGATTGATCCCTGTCATACCGGATAATCTTTAACTCCTGGACTCCGGCAAACCCCACAACCAGGATCGCAAAATAACCATAACTCCATCCGGTAACAGCTAACTCACCCTGTATCTGTGCGTAGTAATTCAGGTTCGTGTTGCCTTCCCACGATTGAACAGCACGATCCGATGCAGTCTTAATCTGTAAACTGCCAGTCCCTTCACTGTTTTTGCCTACAATCATTCTATCCAGATTCGTCCCAATAAATGAATAATCGGAATGTATCCTGATCTTATTTTCCCTGTGAACAGTTAAACCGGTTTCTTCCATAAACCAATCCGCAATCAAATCCTCTGCGTCCCTGCCGAATTTCATACGTATATTGTCCTCGATTACCTTGTCGCCCATCTTGATGCGGTATACGTCCAATGGCGTAGACCATTTGTTTAACCCCAGGACTGATCCAAACTCCGATGCTCCCAAATACGTCGGGCGTAGTTTTAGCCACTCCTCACGGCTCATATCTTTTGTGGAGATATACTCCATTATGTTGCCTCTCTTTCGATAACAACCCCGGACTCCTCACTACATAAAAAGCTATGAAAAATGCGTGAGGACTTGGGCGGAGGCGAATCTGCCGTCCGGGGCAATGTTAATGCCTCTCTTTGCTTGGCGTACTCATCGTCAAAACTTGCGCAACCATCCGGATCAATAAATAACCCACATTCAAAACAACCATCACCTAATTCGGATACATCCGACTCAGCTGTGCCGTATTCAATCTCATCCATTATTTTGTCGCAGTTCGGGCAGTTCATATTATGCGCCCGCTCTTATTTCTGCACGTTGGATTGGGTCGTCATATTCATCCGCTAAATCAAATCTGTCAGAGTTGCATTGGTCTCTATAAGATGAATTACTGATGTCCGATAATTCCTCCTCCACATTAGCGATGTGCCATTTGTCTTTTTTAGACTTTGGTTGCCAATGACCGCCATTGGGGCATGAAGGACATATTATCCGTAATCCGAACGGTCTTGTCAGGTCATGTGTAATGGGCGATTGACACACGGCACACTTAATTCGCATTTGTATTCTCATCATTTGCCCTCCGCTTTGGCGATTATATCCCAAAGTTCATTTCGTATTGATTCTTCTATCTGATATTCATGCAAGACCATTAATGAATCTTTCAACGCTTGAAGCATTTCCGGAGCTGTTGCGATTAGGTTTGCGTTGGCTTCAACCTTCTTACTTTTACCTTTTTGTGTTGATGTAAATAAGCCGTGACCTCTTGCATCTGTGATAACGGTTTCAAAACCATGTACGTAATGATCCCTTTTCCATTGTTTTACTTGCCATTTACCTGGTGTGTGTTTCATGTTCGCCTCTCTTTTTTGTTTATGTGATGTAGATTAAAAAATGTATTGTGAAATAAATAGCTGCTCCTGCCACCGTTGCTGCTGCCATACGATCTAAAAATTTGTCATAGTTCATTTCGTTATTACCTCCTTGACTGCTTCCCGGTTCATATCTGGTATCACTCTGTTCTTTTCAATAAATTCTGCTAAATCCGTCGCCTTATATCTGATATTTCCGCCGAACTTGTATCTTGGAATCCGCCCCTCCCTGGCGTATTGGTTCAATGTTTTTTTATGTACTTGCAAATAATCAGCAGCCTGTTCAGCCTTTAGGTAGTCTCTCATGAATTGGTTTCCTTGTGGTGTGTGGTCGGAATCAGGTAATATCGGGCGTAATTGGTAGTAATCAGTCATAATAATGAGCCAATAAGGTTTTTGTGTATTTTGCATTATTAACTCATTTAGTTGCGGTGAGTTTATTTTGCTTATACTACTACATATAATAGAGAAGGGTATATATACCCAATATAAGGGGATTTATTCCAGTTTTATCCTTGACGAGAAATGATGTTTTACTTTATATATTTTTCAATAGTGAATCAAGAGATACACCCTTTTACATTCGCGCTTAGTTCAATCGCCCGGTTAGGCGTTTGTGCCGCCCACTTTGATCTTAACATTTCAATAGACGCTTTCTGATAATCTCCTTCATCTAAAAATGATATTGTTTTTACAAACTTACTGAATCCTCTTACTCCCAACTGGTAACACATCTCAATCACCGTCTCCTGGATCACAGTGGGCTGCCGACTTAACCATTGAAACCGATTGAAACATTGTAGTATAAGGTCTGTGAGTTTTCTGTCCAGCAGTATACTGGCAATGTCTGATTCGAGAACCAAGTCTTTGATTGCAAAGCCATACCCGATCGTATCAATACCAAGCGTATCTTTGTATACTTTACGGCTGAAGCCTTCATGCTTTTCAACACTTTCCTTGAGTCTTTTATAATTCATTACCCGAGTTCCCATTTAAAACTTACAACGACTTTCATTCGTTATCTGACCTTAAACCACGAACAAACTCTTGTATTCCATGTGCTACTATATTATCTATAGCATCCACTAAATAAGGCTCAATAGTCTTATTCCATACCTTTTTTGTCCATTTGAACTTTGCCAATCCTAAAGTACAGGTAACTCCTGCACCATACATCAGCACACCAAACTTTGCTTTAATTGTTGCATTAGGTATCTTTTTCAATGCCCAGGCAACTCCAATAGCTACAGCACCTCCAGCTGCATACTGTACAACTTCTACTCCAAGTTTCGCTGCAATCCATTCCATTATAATACTCCTATACGAATTAATCCTAACAGATAAAACCCATTAGTCCATGTTAAATAATCACTCATTTTAGCCTGCCTTTCCTTTTAAATAATGTAACCCTTCTTTTATTCTACTCATTTCTTCTAATAATCTCTCATGCCTATCATCCGCTTGTAAATCAGACTTATTCCATCTATCTATTAACTTAATGGTAATACCTTCAACATTATCTAATTTATCAATTATTATCTTTTGAAGAAACTTAATCAAGCCTACAAACAATACTGCGACTACACCGACCATTCCATATTCTACAAAATCCAAAGCTATGCCCTGCCTAACTGAGGAGGTTTTTATGTGGGTAACATGGTAAGGAGTTAACACAGGGCATAATTATTGTCTATCCAATAATAGTTTCTCTATACGGTCTAATTTTTCGTTCATAAATTTTACTTCATTATCGTATGTTTCCCTTGTAACAAATTCGCCTTTTAGTTCTCGGTAATCCATGTGTATATCTTCGCTTATTATATGGTTACTCATCTGGTTTCCCATCGCTGCCCAGGCTACTGATATAGTTA